CGACCACATAGGATTCGCCAGGCCTTACCTGACCGCCTAGAGCGCGTCCCTGGAGCGATTGAGCTGCATACTGTGCGCCAGTAGTCAGAATAGCTGCAGCTGCCGCAGCGCCCAATACAGGGCCAATGATGGGTATCGGAGCGAGTGACTTATAAGCCGACATGGCTGCACTATACGCATCCGACATGATTTTCTTGGCGTTCTCGCGCTTCTCTGCGTTCATGAGATTGGCGCCTATGCGGAGTGCTGCCTTGCCCTTCTTGTCCTTCTCGCTGAGGAGTAAATCCTCCAGGTTGATGAGGGACGTGGTTAAATCGAGCGCTCCCTGGCCTCGATCAGCCGCTTCCTTCTTTGAGATTTCAGCACGGCGCTCAGCCCCGTATTCCGCAATCTCTGCGAGGGCGTCCTCATACTCTTGCGCTGATATCGTGCCCGCATACTCTGCCTCATCCAGTATCCTCCGCTCTTCCGCGAGCTTGCGCTCTAAGGCTTGAAGCTCTGTGTCGTTTCTTTGCATAACGCGAGCGAGCACTGATTGCTGTGTGCGTATTGCCGCCTGCTCCTCTGCCTCTGCAGCTCGTGCCGCCGCCGCTTCTTTGGCCTTCTCTGCTCTCTCGGCTGCCTTTGATGCCGCCTCTCTTTCGCGAGCTTCCTCCTGCTTAGCTCGGACGACCTCCCTGGCCGCCTCAGCCTCATCATAAAGAGCCTCAGCGCGAGCATATAAATCCGCCAGAGCATCAGGCCCAAGGCCTTCTTTTTCGCCTTGCCGAACTACCGAAAGAAGCGCCAGCTGTTTAGCGCTCATGCCCGCCTGGTAAGCCTCCTGCTCCATGGCGGCAATCATGCCCTCAGTGCTTGCAGCATATTCAGAGCTTGATGTGGTGCCCTTTTCGATTGCCTCATCAAGGTTTTGCAGTGCGTGCCCTAATGCTGCAGCTTTGCTCTGAGCGCCATCTTGCGCCTCGATTGCCTCAATGATAGCAGCAGCCATCTCTCTAAATTCTTGGGTAGTCTGTCCACTTGCTTCAAAGTCGCTCACCATCATCGCGAACTTGGCGCCAGCGCCCTCAAGGCCCTCTCCTACGTCATCAAGCGCATCTTGGAAGTCCCTCACGCTGTCGACGGGAATGCCAAACTTGGCCGCTGTTGCCTGCACTGCTCCCAGGTTGCCGCCAAACTGAGCCGCGCCTTCGCCAGCGTCATAGAACTCAGTGCCCATCGCTTTGACGGACATCTTCACCATTTCGCTGGCTGTGCCTATATCTAGGAGAGCAAGTGATAATTGATTGTTGAGCTTCGCCTCGGCTAGGTCTCGACTGGTATTGGCTAGATCAATAAACGCCTGATCGAGCTGATAGGCAGCTGTGACGGCATTGATCGACATAATCTGGTTGAAGTCGCGCATCGACTCCTTGAGATCTTCGATCGACCTGCCCATACCGAGAAACGCGGGGATGGTACTTGCGATCGCAGCTGTGACACCGACCGCCGCACCGACCAAGGGCACTCCAAGGATGAAACCCAAGTCAGCAGCCTGGACGCCAAGCGCCCTGAGTGGATTTTGACCAGCAGCGACTTGCCCGACGAGCTGCTCGACCTGGATGCCAGCCATGCCAGCCTTTCGGCCTAAAACGTCAAATCCCTTGCCGCCATCGTTTGCGGCTTCTGGCAGCTCGCCGAGAGGGCCATCTGATACGTCTGGGATGTCTTCTAGCGGCTTCTTGGCCTTGCGAGCCGCATCTTCCAGGTCGCCGATTTCTTTCTCGGCAGCAGCGGCTGACTGGCTTAGCTTATCCAGGTCATCCTTGCCTTTTTTGACACCTGTCGTGTCTACTCTAAGTGTTAGTGATCCGACTTCAGTGGCCATTTGGGCGGCGCTCCTCGATATTTACTCAGCGACATGATCGCGCTGACTTCCCAAGGGTCCAATTTTACACCCGTTAGCTGCTCATATGCTGCTAATTCCGCATATGAGTGAGTCTGCATCGACGTGTACGCTTTCCACGCATCGTCGTGATCTACGCTCAATGTAGGTGCTGATAGGAGGTCTGGCGGTGTGACGCCCGTCGTTTTCTCGACCTGCTTCAGCGTTTCAAATCGGCTGATGTCAGAGCCTTCGGGGTGCGAGTGAATCCACATACACCACCGACCAAACGTCACAAACTCATCAGTCAGCCGCTGATAAAATTTTCGCCGTCACCTAGGAACTCAAGGAGCTGCGTGACTACGCCAGGAGCGTCCTGATAAAGCTCTCGGGCGTTCTTCTTGTTGAACTCGTAGTCCTCGCCATCCTTGGCAATACCTCGCCAGCCAAGCGTGACAGACACCAGGGCATCGACATCCATCTTGTCGAAATCAAGGCTTTCCTCTTTGCCCTGGCTTTTCGCCTTCAGAATCTGAGACGTCTGCGCCTTCTTGGCAGCTCTCCACTCGCGGGAATCGGCGCCCATGATCGTGATAAACACGTCTGTGGGCTCTCCGTTGAGTGGATTCTTGATATTGCACTCAGCACCCTGGGCGTGAGCCTGGGCTGTCGCTAGTTGTGCAAAATCCATCAGGCAGCCGTTCGAGTGATCTTGATCTGCGAGGCGTCTGTGTCGTCGTATAGAGCCACAAAGTCCATCGCGATGGTGATCGTGCCCTCACCTGATACGTCAGGCTGTCCTGAGTTGTACTTGACGTTCGAGAAATCAAACTCGTAGTCATTGCCATCCAGGTCAGTCAGCGTCAGCGTGATGCTTGATGTGGTCTCATTCAAGAACTTCTCATACAAGGCTTTAGACTCGAAATACGTCGTCAATGTGCCAGTGACTCGCGATCGGCCAATGGATGGGCGATTGGTTGTCTGGCTGCCGACTGAGAATAATGGCTCGATACCGTTCTCCAGGGTGAACTCAATCGACGTGACTGTCGCAATGCTCGAGCCGCCCTCTGAGATTGATCCAGTAAATGAATCGAATGGGCTGTTGCCGACGTCAGTGCCTAGTGTGGCGCCTGTGATCTGAGTCGTAGACAGCGCTAAATCCTTGCCGACTACGCCAAACGTGGTTGTAACCATGGCGTTTGGTGACACTGAGATAGCCATTGAGTTGAACTCACAGCCCTTGTAGGTGTGATATTCGGGCGATGATAGGTCGCCAAACTGACGCTGCAAGCTGAATGATCGGCGTGTGGTGCCGCTCTTGAGCACGTCAGTGTCCCAGGTTCCGCAGCAAACGGCCTCCAGGATGTCGTCGAATGCGCTGTATTCCAGCTCGCAAGTGATTTCTCCGCCGACAGTCTTGTTTCCGTGACGGAAATCCTCGACCTGGCGATCACCTCGGAGCTTTTCGCTCTCCACTGCGTCCTTTGACACGTTGAGTGTCGTCCCAGTGTGAGGGATTGGGGTTAATGTTGGCGTCGCTGGAGTTGTCCCGTAAGTGGTCTCCGCGACGTAATAAAGGCTGTGCTGTGCGCCGTTAGCGAATGTCATGATCTGGCCTCTGTATATGTCTGAAAATCAATCGAGACGGGTATGAAATACCACTCCTCGTCCAAAATAGCGGGGCCCATAGATACCGATCTCACCCGCAAGCTCTGGCTATTATACGTCAAAACCGTACCTCTCTTGAACGTATCCGCCACTGTATCTACCTCTGATGGTCTCCCTGAGCCCCGAGGTGCGACGACATCGACCTGGTAGATGCCATTCGTCTCATCCTTGCCAGTACCGCCCAGGGAAGCCTGGAGCGTGTCTGCTGGTAGGAATGCTGCTCGCAGGTAGGTCGCCCCAGCCTGCGGTGTATATGGAATATTAGGGAATGCGATGGGCGTCCCTGTAATCGTCGCCAGCTGCGTATCGAGTGCTGCCTGGATATCATTGAATACCGTCATTTCTTGGCCGCCTCCTCGATGAATGTTTTGTACTGACCCAGAACGACTCGAACAATTCCGTTAGGCGCCTGCCCTGACCATCCATACTCTAGCCGCTCAGCGTATGGGACGTTATTCGTCATATAGAACGTGTTACCCGCGACCATCTTGCCCGCACTAGCTAAAAGCTGTGCATTTGCATTGCCTGCCGATTGATCTGGAGCCTGTCCAGCTCCCGACGCTGGCGTATCAATGCTGAATTGCCAATTAGCTCTAAATCTGCCGCCGACATGACTAGGATCTGGCTGTTTCCATGAGCTTGGATCGGCGACTGGCGACTGTTTGATGATCCTGGAGCCCATACCGATGAGCGTACCTCGCACGACCTTCTCAGGTATCTCGGAGAAATCCTTGATCGCTGCTGTGAATGTCTTACTCATTTTCGGATCTGCAGCTCACTGACCAGGGCCGTATCTCCTGGCTGATTGGTGCTGATAGCAATTACACGGTAAGTGTCCGAACCGATGGCGACAGTATCGCCGACCTCATAGGTATAAGCCTCGGATACGAGCCGTCTGTCTCCCGCCAGGACAGTCGCGTTACCGATATCACGATCAGAATAATCAAACAGCACGCCGTTTTTGGTGAACGTGGAAGTGGTGTCAGACGTCGTGCCTGTACCTGGATCATATGCTCCTTTTGACGTCCGCGTGAACGTCAGCTCCTGTCCGAACTTTGTTAAAAGGTTGGTAGCCGTCGTGGCTAGTGGAGCATAATCGAAACTCATGACCGTGATACGAACGTGGGGCCCATAATTAACTTGCGGATGGCTGCATTAAACGCAGGAGTCCGCTTTCTCATCATTGCTGTGTTGCTGTAGACCACTTTGATGTCACCGATCTGCTCAGATTCTGTTTGGCGATCTTGTGGATTCAGAGGGCTGTCACCATCAAGCTCAATCTTTGTGAGCTCATACATGGCGTTTTTCACCTCTTGGGGGATCTCATCAGCGCCGACCTCATAACGATCTATCCAGACGCGATCCCGTGGCCATTGCAGCGACTGGGTTTCAGTGTGCTTTAGGCCCTTAAAGTGAAGCGACTCAAAATAGTCCATTGCGCGGAGTATGGCGTGGCTGATCCTGGCGTCACTGTGGCTATGAGTAATCCCTCGATCTGTTGCCCAGGTATCCCAGGCAGTGACAGTGATATAGGAGTTTGCATTCGCTACAAGCGATCCATCCTCAATGATTAATGTCACCTCAGCCATAATTTCCTCGCAATAAAATAAATGGGGCCCGTAGGCCCCCGGGTATTAGCCCAACAAGTGACCGATAAAGTCTGGCTTCCAGGCTTTTACGCCCCACGAAGCTGCTACTTCGATCATAGACTTGCGATATCCGCGATATGAACGAACCTCGAACACAAGGCCGCTGTGTGGATCTTGAACCACAATCGCGTCATCAGCTGCATCTCCACCGTTTGGTACTGCAGGAGCACGCATAGCGAGTTCCATTGCAGCGCGGTGCATAGCGATGTTGTACGTAGTGCCAGCTGCCGCGTAGACGTTGCCAGACTCACGCAGAGCCATGCCCTGGAGGTCGAGCAATACGCCCTGACGAAGCAAGTCAGTACCGCCTGCAGTGTTCGCGCCCTGGAGGTTCGCCAGGTTGCGAAGGTTTGCGCCTGCTGCAGTGTCGATGATCAGTGAAACCTGACCGTCGTTTGCTGGCATACCGTTGTCCACGAGCTCCTTGCGGATGTCTGCGATCAGGTCGAAGTTAGACGCGAATGGCGTAGTGCCACCAGTGCCGACTGTGCCCGCAGGAGTAGCTGTACCAGCTGCTTCGCCAAGGTCAGCTTCGATCTCGTTGCAGAGAGTTCGCATAGCTTGCTTGATCTGGTCACCGTAAACAGTCTCGAAGCCGATACCATTGTTCAAGTGACGTACATCTTCACCTGTGTATGGGATCTGAACTGCGCGAGCGTTTGTGATGCTCAGAGTCTTGTTGTCGACAGTCTGATCGGTGCCCTCGGGGATAGTCATCGCCTCAGTGACATCGACAGCAGTCGCGGCACGAGTGAATGA